GCTATGTTTTCTGCGGCTATAATTGTACAAAAACTTCAACACAAAAGAAATTTACAAACTAACTAGAGGAAATAATAATGCTTACATTAGAAACAAACACTGTCGCTCAACCTAACTTTAGAGGCTCTGGTGGCAAAGGAATTATCCAAGTTGACATTGGCGACACTACTCCTGTATATTTATGGGGTAGTGTAAACGGAACTGACTATGCGGTTATAGAATCTTTTTCTGCTGATACTATAAAAGAACTTACTCTTTGCCCTTACTTTAGATTAAGTGGCGCTAATACCGCAGGAAACTCAGCCGTTACTGTCGGAACAACTAGGGCTTACATTCAAGAAGCTAGAGGATAATTATGTCTGCACTAACTAACCATACTTTTAAGTTTAGATTTGTTCCTGAGCAAACAACTTGGGAAAACCAAGCTGTTTTTTTGTACGGTTTGTGTAAACATATAACAGACTTTAATCCTTCCTCTGCTGGCGGAGTTCCTGAAATTGGAACCTTGCTATCTGGCGAAATTCCTAGTTGGTTTAAAGGATTTACTGCTTATGACTACGATGCTTCAATCCATGGTTTTAATTCAACAGGGTTTGTTGTTTTTACAGACAATGATGAAGGCGGTGTTACTTTTGGAGAAAATCATTTTACTGTTTATATAGATGATTTAGCTGGAGTTCAATGTGGCGCTGGCGGAAATGCGGCAATTGAAACAGCAAACTCAGCTAATGATGGAAGATACTATGCAATCACATCTACTATTACTTACTTAAAAAATAAAATGGATAACAACGAAGCTGTAGATGTTAAAGTTGTTGTAGAAAAACATGCTTCTTTACCTGATAGTTTTGCTATTCAAGGGAGCGGTATAAGAGACATGACCCAACCATTTGGAATTTTAGGTGGTAAAAATATGGTAAATGAAATTGTGTTTTAGGAGAAGTAAATAATGGAAATGCAAAACATACCAATGGTAAGAGTTACTTGGAAGGACGCACAGGACAGTGATGGTAGCTGGACTTCGTTAGAAGATATTATAGCACATGAACCTGCAACTTGTCAAGAGGTAGGCTGGCTTGTGTATCAAGATGACACTAAAATAATTGTAATGCGTTCAAGAATATGTACTGGTGATGAGCTAGAAGAAGGTGGAGCACATATAGCTATACCTACTGATTGGGTTACTGAAGTAGAAAAATTAAAAGTGGAAGTAGAAGATGAAGAAAATAATATTTTTAGCGCTAATTCTTATCAGTCCGTTCACGCAAAGTAGTGGAAGTGAAGCAACTGTAGGAGACTTTGGAACAAATCAACAAGCAGAAACTATTACAACAACTACAGAAACTACAGTGAACCAAGAAGGTATGCCAGTAACTACGGCTGTAGCGCCAGCCACCCCAACATACCAAACAGATACCTGTATTGTTACTTCAGGATCAGGAGTTCAGACACTTCAGATAGGTATTAGTACATCTAAAATGAAGATAGATGAAAACTGTGAACGACTCAAGCTAAGCAGACAGCTTTCAAGCTTGGGGTTAAAGGTAGCAGCTACAAGTATAATGTGTCAAGACCCACGAGTTTGGTGGGCTATGCGTAACGCACAAACCCCTTGCCCAATAAAAGGATTAATAGGAGATGAAGCCCTTGAATACTATAGCAAAAACTCTGAGTACGTCCCTGATCGCCCTGTCGTTGTCAAGTCTGACAAGTGCGGGGGAAAACGACTTCGATATGACCCAACTAAGCGAAAGCACATCTATGATAACGACTGTAATAAACAGTAATATGCAAGACTACATTCAATGGACTACGCAGTCTATGGAAGATGGTAACACGATTATTTATAACAACGGAGATGAGACTAGCTACGAACTAACGCCAGAGCAGATGGATGTTTTTAACCAAGCTTATGCTGATGGTTTAGCGAACAGCACACCAGAGGCTCTTACAGCCGTTCTACTGAACGATATGATTGACGTAGAACAGGGTACATATGAGGAGGAGAAAGGAGATCTGATTGAAGCTGCAAGCGAGATAGCGGCAGTTACAAGTATAGCTGAGATGCTTGTTGATGGTGATCAGCAAACCAAGATTAATGCAGAGGCTTATGCAACTGAGAATGATTTACGAGCTATTAAAGAGTCTAGTCGTCAGCAGTTCAACACCAGCATTGACGGTATGCTTGAGGCTAGTATGACTAAGAACATGATCGAGGGCTATGCTCAAGACTCATTTGTTATAGATACTATAGCCGCCTCATTTATGAACACAGGTACAGTCATGGACTTCTTTACTAACACTTCAGTTTCTATAGATGCCTTGATACCCAGCCAGCTTAATCTTCAGTGGATGGAGAGTAGTGTAGGTGTTGAGAGTGCCATGTACTTGATGTACAACAACAACCCAATGTACCCAGAAATGCAAACTAAACCATTACCAATAGGAGAACAACCATGAATGCACAAGACGTAGCCTTATGGATAGGCATAGCGAGTTCAATAGGCGGTGCGGCAGTTGGTTATGGAACACTAACTGAAAAGGTAGCCTCGCTAGAAGAGTCTACAGACCCTACTCATTTAGAAGCACGATTAACTAAACTAGAAACGAGGATAGAAGATAATGATATATCACACATTGGTACAGAAATGCAAGAGCTTCGTGGACACATTGAAAGCAATACCGAAAAAGTTACGGGCATTGTTATCCCAAGCACAAGCGAAATTGAAGCAGACATACGAGTTCTTGAAACAGAAGTTGAAGGCTTGGGCGAAGAGCTTAAAGGTCTTGAAGGTCGAGTCGAGAAAATAACCAGCAAAAAATCTAATCCCTTATTATAGAGGTTTAAATGTTTGGATTAATTACAATGTTACTATCGACCCTTGGTGCTACTGGCATGGGGTCAATGCTAAAGATTCTTGGTGGAGCTGTGCAGAGCCGCAACGAAGCTAAAGAAGCTGAAGCTAAACGAGAACTTATTCGAGACATGCAAATGAAGGAGGCTGATCTTGAGTTTCAGAAAGCAATATTCGGGGACGCAAGTGATGACCCTGAAGCAACAATTTTTACTAGGACTACTCGTAGGATCATTGCTCTTATCGGGATGCTCAACTTTGCCACAATCTCGATCTTATGTACCATCTACCCCACAGTCGAACTCGTCACCTTCATCCCTCCAGAACAAACGCAAGAGATCAGTATCTTGTGGGGACTCTATAAGATGCCAGTCGATCAGGGAATTACAACGTCAATCACCACAGGCCACATCTCCCTCGTTTCGATTACCACTTTGGGAGCTATAATAGGGTTTTACTTTACACCAGCAGGAAAGAGGTAAGCAATGCCAGCAAAGAAAAAAACTAAATCAAAAGTAAATGAGGCTGGTAATTATACTAAGCCTACTATGCGTAAAAGATTATTTAATAAAATAAAAGCAGGAACTAAGGGCGGAAAAGCAGGGCAATGGTCAGCTAGGAAAGCTCAGATGCTTGCTAAACAATATAAAGCTGCTGGGGGAGGATATAAATAATGGCAATGACTAAAACTCAAAAGTCTTTAAAGAAATGGACTGATCAAAATTGGACTACTGCATCTGGAAAACCTAGTGGAGAAACAGGTGAAGTATATGCACCTTCAAAGACTATAGCAAAACTTAAATCTAATGCAGAAGGAAGAAAAAAACTTGCTGAAGCTAATAAGAAAAAAAGAGAAGCCACTAAAGCTGGAAAGCAACACGCTAAACACGGACTACATAAAGGAAAAAATAGAGCATGAGTATTGAATATAGAGGCGAAAGATTTGCTGGTTACAATAAACCAAAGAGAACTCCAAAGCACCCAACTAAATCACATGTTGTATTAGCAAAGGAAGGAGACACTATTAAACTTATTAGATTTGGTGAACAAGGAGCGAAGACTGCTGGCAAACCTAAAGCAGGTGAGTCAGAAAAAATGAAAAAGAAACGTGCCAGCTTTAAAGCTAGACACGCTAAGAATATTAAAAGGGGTAAACTATCTGCGGCTTACTGGGCTGATAAGGTTAAGTGGTAGAATGATTTAAAGCATCTAGCTCTTCTTCTAGCTGACTGTGTAGAGGCTGTAATTTTTCATTACACAGCCTCAACAAAGTCCTCATTAAAACCAAGTCATCATCCTTAAAGATTTTTGATAGCTCCCTTTCGGGGATGCCACTAAGCTCAGTGACAACAACCCCGCCTCGATCAAGCAACAGCTTAAATGATATTATATTTCCTTCCTTCATACAATCACACAGCTTTGGAGCATAGACTTATATACGATTATAAGGAACGTAGCCATTAAAGTATTTGCACCCCAGAACCATGCAAACATTTCAAAGGTATCTCTGTTATCTTTTATCCAAGTTTTAATTTTTCTTTTCTTTGTCTTAGTCATATCTCACATTGCCCCGCTACACAAGCTAACTCCTGTGTTCCTGTTGTGGTGTCTTCCGTTTCAAACTTTCCAAGCTCATCCCAATCAATAGCCTTGGGCATCTTAGATAAAGCTTCCTTGTATTCTTCTTTAGTGATTGCTGTATACGGTGCTTGCTGATACACATGATCTGTACGAGGCAAGAAACTAATACCTGAGCAACTGTCTAAGCGTTCCCATAACCACTGTCCAGCCGCTAAGAACTCTTCGTCTGAGTAGTATATAGTTACACTAGGCTTATGCTCACACCAATGGTTCTGGTATATTTCCCACAAGTCTAATTGCTGTTGAACATTTAACTCGTCTACGCTTGTAGATCCAGCAGGAGCTTTGATAGGGAACGAGAACACATAGTTGTCTTCGTTCATGACATCTTTTTCCCAAGGAACTCCAGCATCTACTAAGAAAGCTGAGATAGGGTCTTTGCCGTCACTACGCACTGTGCGAATATACTGATCAGAAAATCTAGCGTGTATGCCTGATGCACTATCTACTAACTGAGACACAGTACCACTAGGCTTGACTGCTGTAATGGCAGTTGACTGATTAATACCAAGCTTTTCAGCCCACTTCTTATTAGTCTTTACTGCTGTAGCTTTGAGCTTTTCAAGTACGTCAGGAAGACTTGACATGTTAGGATGCTCGAACCAAGTGCCTTTCTTTTGAGCGCCCGACATAACAGCATGATCCATAATGCCTGTCATACTTACACCTAGTAGAGCTTCTTCTGCTGTGTTCTTTTTCCAGATAGATCGTACATATCTGAAGTCAGTAAGAGAAGCTTGAAGTGTACCAAGTATAGTAGCAATCTCGACTTTGCGATTTAAATCATCAAAGGTGTCAGTACTACGAATAACTATCTCTGATAGATTACACACTTGTGCAGATCTCAAGATTATTTCCGAACATGGATTAGTCCCGAACGCATGGTCTACATCTCTTCGTCCGTGTCTCTCCGATTGTTTCTTTGCCGCAGTTCTAGAGAAGATACCACGCTCGCCAGCTTTAGACTTATACAACGCAACCCACTCTTCCAAGAAGGTTTCAAAGTCTGGTCTGTCTGTGTATACGGCACTGTTGTTAGCAAGCGCACGTTGTGTATCAGTCTCCCACCAATTACCAGACTTAGCATGGCGCATCCGATCATCGCTAAGGTTAGACAAACTAATAAGCGCACTCCTACGGACACCACCAACGACAACAATCTCTGCAATCTTACATACAATGTCATGGCATTCTAAGCTTGTGAGTTTCCGACCAGCAGAATTCCTAAAAGTATTAACAGTGAAATGAAACAAACTAACCAAAGGATCAGGGCCACTACTTCGCCCTCCGAAAGTTTTAAGCCTGTCGCCTTTTTTACGGAGGCGGCTAACATCCCAAGTAGGTACTTGACCCGAATACAAAAGGCTAACCAGCTCACGGTAAGCTTTAGCCCAACCGATTTTAGAGTCTTGTACCACGACTGTAGTGTCTGTTTCATGAAATTCCTCCGCCACTTCTGGTAATTTGTTTACTGATTGACGTTCAACTGAGAAGCCTACTCCTGTGCCGCACATAAGAACATATAAGATTTCATCAAAGACTCTGATGTGATCGACTGCTACATAAGAACAGTTGAACCCTGCCATATTATCACGATCAAGGGCTTCGCCTGCTGTCATAAGGCAACGCATAGACGGCATAACTTCTAAGTTATAAATAGCATCGTACAACATATCTGCTGTCTTGTCGTCTATTTGCTCACGACCTTTCCAAAAATCTACATATCTTTGTACTGTCTCTTCCCAAGTCTCTCGCCTATTGTCGTCTTCACGCCAGCGAGCGTACCTTGACTTGTGTATGTATTGCTGATAACTATCCATCATTCTAATATTTCCTTTTCTATTTGTGATTTAATGTTTTTGTTTTCTTTACGTCTAACACTTTTAAGTTTGGTAGATGTTTGAACTTTGTTGTATTTTTTTTTCCTATCAAACCTATCTCGTCTTTCGTCTTTTCTATCCATGTCCCTTCTCTGTTAGTTCTATAAGTTTATTTAAATACCAGATAGCTTTTCGAGCATCCTCAACTGGCTTATGCTTTTCAAATAATCTACTGCCTGTATATTTAAGAATGTTGCCATGACAGTAATCAATAGCCCCTTGTCTACCAAGCACATCTATAATGTAGTCAATAGTTTCTATATCTCCAGAATTATAATGAGGAGGATGATCGACAGCATCTTTAATTGCTCTGGATGCTT